CGTGAGTAATCTCTGGATGGGCCTGACGATACGCACGATTATAGGCCAGAATCGCTGCCTTATGGCGTTGCTTAAAGCGTTTGCGCGTTTCCTTGATCTGTGCGGCATTCTTTTGACGCGAGGCAGCATCACGGGCATGGCAGAGTTCAGGATGTGCTTGACGAAAGGCTTTTTGCTGCGCACGTCGAGCCGCAGGGTCTTTGTATGGCATGGGTCCATCCTCCGTCGATGGGTCCGGTTGTGTGTGAGGCAACGCGCCGGAAACGCGCTTATCGGGTTGCAATCCCTAGCCTCACGGCTGCAAGTATACTCTAAGTATACCCTATGACTGGATAAACTACCATGGCTCTTCCAAAATTCTATAAAGTTTGCCAAGATCAAAACGGAAATATAGTACCACAAGTACTATGTAGCGTCTTTAACCATGGCACAGCCGTGCTGGCGTCTCTCTACAACGATGACGCGGGGACCGTGCCCCTCAGCAATCCCATGACCAGCGATGCGCAGTACGGCTCGTTCAAGTTCTACGTGAATCCCGGCCATTATGATCTCACGTTCACCAAGCCGGGTTACACCTTTGAGCCGATCGACGATATGCAGGTGCCGGCCGATACCGTGACGCTGGGCACCATGGCGACGCAGAACGCCAATGCGGTGGCGATTACGGGGGGCACGATTGCGCTGCTGGCGGCGGCTGGTGGGGCCGTTCGGGTGGACGATGCGGGGGCCAGTGCGCAGGTGGCATTGCGCAGTCTCGTCACTGTCGGCGCGAGTAAATATAACGTGTTGGCTGACGGGACGGCGCAAAACACCTTTATTGGCAACGTCGGCCTGGGCACTTTCACCCCGAGCTACCCGCTCGATGTGACCGGCCAGGCGCGCATCACGGGGACGCTGGGGATTGGGACGGCGCCGAGTGCCAGTTATCACCTCTACATGGTGCGCAATAAAGCCAGCGTGCATGGCCTCGTCTTTCAGCCGACTGGCAGCGATGCGGGGACGAATGAGGTCATGTTCCTCAACGTTGCTGGGACGATTGTTGGCAGCATTCAGAGCACCGCCGCCGCGACAAGCTTCAACACCTCATCCGATGCCCGCCTCAAACACGCCATCGCCCCGCTCAGCGGCTCGCTCGCCGTGCTCGCCGCGCTGCGTCCCGTGGCGTTCAGATGGAACGCGGATGACAGCGTGGGGCATGGCTTCCTCGCGCATGAATTACAGGCGACGATTCCCGAGGCTGTCAGTGGCCTGCCAGACGAGGTCAACCCCGATGGCTCGGTGAAACCACAACAGGTGGATCACTCGCGCTTAGTGCCGTGGCTCACGGCGGTCTGTCAGGAGCTGGCGCAGCAGGTGCAGGTGCTGACGCAGCGGGTGAGTACGTTGGAAGAACAACTCGGTCTCTAGGAGGCACGACCATGCCGCTCTCCACGTTGGAACATGATACCTTGAGCAAGAGCTTTGCGATCTCCAAGCAACTGCTGGCCGACATCCAACCGAAGCTCGCCAGCCTGAACGAGATCTACAACGCCGCGGGCACCGGCGTCGGCTCGACCTTGACCCAGGCGGAACTCGATGAACTGCCCGAACTGAGCGGGTTGCAGAAGACCACGGTGGATGATGCCCTGTTTGCCATGAGTGGGATACTGACAAGCCTGACCAATGCGCAGGCGGCGCTGAACCAGATGGCAGCCCGCTTCCTCTAGCACGAAAGGCGGGCACCATGGCCCTCCCCGGCCCCGAGTCCGCCCGCGGCTGGCTTGGCGTGCTCTACCCCCTGATGGAGCGCGGGGGCGGCGTGCTGGCGCTGGCTTTCTTACTGATCGGTGGAAGCATCGTGTGGTTTTTGATTGGGGCGCTTGAAAGGTCTGTGGTCAGAAATCATCAGTTGGTCGAGCGTTTGCAGGGCTGCATGAAAGAACAGGTGGAACTGGTGCTCCGATTGCGGGAGCACCAGCAGTAAGCCTACAGTTGCCCCGCAAAAACTTCCATTGCTTGCTCTAAGCGGCGAAGATAGGCGAGGTTACGCTTGCTCGCCTTGTCCGACAAACGGTAGCGGTGCCCAGGGAACACCTCGACTTGATCGCAAATGCCCATGCCAACGAGCCGATGGGTGTGGAGACTGGCATTGCGTAGCGACATACCTAGTGCAGCAGAAATCTCTTTGTTCGTCTGCCATGTGTTCAACGTTTTCAGGTGATGATAGACCCTGACTTGATTGATGCTGACTTCTAGTTGCTCCATTGTTCCTCCATGTATGTGCTAACCAAAGATAACCAATGCTAGCACATGCTAAGAGGATATGTCAATCATGTCAAGTGTTTTGTGCACGGCGAGCGCACGCCATAAGGAGCGCCGATGCCTCCCTCTCGCACAGAAATCCTGTTTACGCTCGCGCTGATCTTGCTGCTGGCCGTGGCCCTGACCATCGTCCTGCGGCCCACACGACAGACCACGACGGTCTTGTACGCGTCGCCTACGGGCGCAGGGTCCTCCTGCGCCGTGCGTATCGCCACAATAAGCGGGGATGGCTGGCGTGTGTCATACTGCGCCCCGCTGAAATTCTTATACCAGCAATCCGTGCAGATGTCGTCCGTGCCGTGGGCCGTGAGCCCGCAAATGGTGCAGTCAATCATCGCGTGCCCTCCTGTGGCTGGCAGGTCAGCGTCACGGCTCCAGGCACACTGGGTACCGTACCAGTACACGTCATCGCCCCTGGCTGTGGCGGCTGCGGCGGGACAGGCTGGCGGTCACTGCGGCAGTGGTCTGGGATCACCCCCAGCAGGCTTTCGACAACGCCAGTGACACTGACCTCTGGCGCCCCGCTGGCGATCCGTGCCTGACGGATTCTGTGTTCCATTGGCCATGGCCAATTCGGCTTATTCGTCAGCACGCCCGCTTCTACCTGGTAACACAGCCCCGGGAGGGCGGTATACACATTGGCCCCGCCCATCGCCTCGGCCAGCGAGCGTCCCTCCCTGAACCCTGGCATCGTCCACCCTGAGCCCTCCTGGTTGACGCTCGGCGTGCTTGAGACGCCCACGCAGCGCTCGCACACGTTGTCTTGCTCCGGCGTGAGCGAGCCGCTACTGCTGCGAAACAGAAACGGCTTGACGGTCGTATGGTCACTGCCGACCAGGGCGACGACATCGCGGAACGTCATCTGTGAACCACAGTCTGCCGTCGCGAGTTGCCCCAGACGCGCGCCCGCGCCGTTTGACAGATAGAACAGGCTCCCGAGGAGCGTGAGATTGGCGCGCATGTCCGTCTCCTGGCAGCCGTAGAACATGCGAAAGATGCCCTCGGCATCGCCCACCGTGCCCGTTTCGCGCCATGTCCCGATGACGTTTTCCCAGATCTGCCCCCGCGAGCGATAGCCACCCTGATACACGTTGTTCGGCTTACTCACGCCCTCCGGGTGGTCGTTCCATTCCCCCCAGCAGCGGCGGCAGCCACTCCCCTGCATGTCCTGGTTCGGCGCTTGCGACTGGCTGAACTCGAACAGCTTGCGCATGTTCGTGCCCCAGGCGGCACAGTCGATGCACACCTGGTCGATGCCCGGGCCACTCATACTGATGCCCAGGCTGTCGGCCTCGCCACTGGTGCCCTCGTAGGCGATCACCCGCACGAAGCGCACATGGTTGGCGCGGGAGCGGAAGATCGCTTCTGTGCCATTGGTGCCGTTTACGCCCTCCACGCGCCACCAGTCGTTGCCGGTTTGCAGGAACACGGCGAAGCCCGTATGCTCCGCGTCTATAGTTACCTGGCCGTCGTTGAGCGCTTTGACCGTGATGGGCTTGTCGGCGGTGCCAGCCAGGGTATCTGGCGGGTCTATGGCTCCCCCTTGCGAGCGCTTATACGTGCCATCGCGCAAGAGGAGCGTCGCCCCTGGCTGCATGCGCGGCCAGGCGTCCGCCACCCGGCAGGGCGCGGTCTCGCTGCACGCGGTACCTGTGCCCGTGGGCGAGGCATACAAGACCAGGGGCGCGGTGCGGGGCGTGGGCCGCAGGAGCAGCGTGGCGAGCACGACGAGGACGAGCAGGGCGAGCAGGGCAGTGTGGGTGCGGGTTAGCATAGGGGCATCTCCAGGTGCGAGCGCAGTTGGTATCCAAGCCAGGCCGTATACGCCGGCGGAATAGACTGCCGTGCTTCCGTCTTATTCATCCACTGACAGCCCATCGCGTCGGCATAGGCCCGTTCGCCTTTGTGCATGAAGGGGAGCAACCCCCGGTGCTGACAGGGTGGCAACAGGGCAAAGAGGGGCAGCGACAGCATAAACCAGCGGTGGCGCTGCACCCGCAGCCCGAACTGCGAACCACAGAGTTGCACGTCGCAGCGCATCGGTGCTCCTGGCACATTCTCAATGACCCAGGGGACGCCGGTGTCATCAAGGAGCGCCCTGGTGGCAGGGAGCAGGTCCGGGTGTGTCTGCGGGGTGCCACGCCAGCGCGTGACGTTCGCATAGCGCTGGCAGGGGGGGCTGGCGTGGATACAATCGTACTTCCTCCCATGCTGTGCCAGGTAGGCCAGGGCATCAGCCTGGACGAATGCATGCCCGGGATAGCGCGGTTGGGGCAGATGGTCGATGCCGGTCACGACGAACCCTGCCTGCATGTAGCCTGCGGCTGCCCCACCTGCCCCTGCAAAAAGATCAAGCAACTGCATGGGGTCTCCTTATGCACGCGGTTCTCCTCTCGCTCCTCGTGCCTCGGTATGCTACCATACCCCCCGCTGCGCCTCGTCGGCGTGGCAGCCAGTGCATCGACCCGCCTGGTGTCCGGCATGCGCCAGGCGGGGGGGGGCTCAGGCTTTCTGCCGATGGCGGGCTGTTTCCTCTATCAGCCACGCACTTACCTCTGTCAAGCAGGCCTCTTCCCACACGGTGTTGGACCTGGTAAAGAGCGCGTACTTCCGCCAGCGGGCGTACCAGCGGATTTCTGCGAGCACCAGGCCGTCGTGCGTGACCACCTCAAAAATATCAGTCTTGCGTCTTGCAGGGCGCTGCGTGCGCATAACCTGGCACCAGCGGTCCTTATAGGCAACCTGGCCGGGCGTGGAGGTATCAGGCATCGGCGTCCTCCTCATGCATCGCCAGCACGGCCTGCGCGGCAGCCTCCCAGGCCTCGACCTGGAGGGCGGTGATCCCCCCGTAGGGCGTCTGCAACTCGCCATAGCGCGGGGCCAGCACACGCCAAAAGGCCTCGTAAGCCAGCTGGCCAGGGGTGAGTGGGTTAGGCATCGTCGGTCCCTCCTATGCCGGCGCTGTGCACCAGCAGATCGATACTTGCATCCAGCGACAGGAGCACGCACGTCAGGGCCGTCCAGGTGTCGCTGCACGGCTCCTGCGCATCGCGGACGTGGGCCAGGGCATTGCCCACGTCGCAGAGTTGGTGAAAGAGGCAGAGCGCGGTGCTCATCGTTGCTCCAGGGCGGCGAGGATATCGGTGTACCGATCCGGGTGCAAGGCGTAGCCGGTCTCCTGTGTGATCCACGCCTCGACCGCCTCACGGGTCCGCACCTCGGGGGCCAGGACCTGCACCCTGGTCCAGATGCGCTGGCGCAAGGCCTGACTCGTGGTGGTGGGCTTCGCCGGCATGGGCTGCGCCGGCTCCTCTGGCATCTCATCCAGATCTTGCGTGAACGCCTCGCTCAACGCCCCGGTCCGCAGCACCGCATCAATCGTGGCGGACTTCTGGGCCATCTTCACCGCCTTGTTAATGTCGCCATTATCCTGACTCACCCGACGGGCACCGCGCCCTTCACCCACCATTTCGCCGCTCCGCGTGAGCAGGTGGCAGACGTAACAGAGGGTGCCCTCGGGCTTGCCGAGCATCGTCCAGGTGGCGTCATCCTGGGTAAAGGTCGCGTGTAACTGAAAGAGACCGAGGAACTTCTCACTGCCGGCTTTGCTGAGCGTGGGCCTGGTCTCACGGCCGCCGATCTTGAGTGAATAGTAATCGGTGCCCTCCTGGAGCTGCGTCTGGAGAAAGCGTTTCACGACCTGGCGTTGCTCGGCCCAGGCCCGCATCGAGAGTTCGAGCGTGCGGGCATCGAGGGAGGGCAGCAGCACCGGGCCAGGCAGCGGACGCGGGGCCGGCGGGACCACTGGCGCGTCCAGGACGGCCACAGGGGCGTGCTCGTCATCGGGCTCAGGGATGGACGGGTCTGCGGGCATACGGGTCTCCTTGGGGGTGATGCGGGCGGCTAACCGTTCGTCCACGGTCACGGGCGGTAAGGGCAACGGCAGCGTCTCGTCATCGACGGGGTGGGCCGCGTCGTAGGCCTCGTCGATGAGCAGGTCGGCGGCGTCGCCCTCATCCGGGTGGCTGGCGCGGGCCTGTTCAGCCATGGTCCGCGCTAATTTCACGGCCACGGCATGCACACACCAGTGCGTCTGGCCCTTCTGGCTCTGCGGACACGTACAGTGAAAGCCCGTGATGTCGTAGGGCTTCGTCGAACCGTGCACGGTGGCGGTGCGCTCGTCGTGGAGCTGCACGCGGGACAAGCGCACCAGCTCCCCAGCCCGCACCAACCGCGCCGGGGCTTTCTCGCCGGCGTGCCAGTAGGGGGCACATTCCAGGCGCGTCATGGCCTGGGCCAGGGCCACGGTAAAGTGATCGCCGTACAGATCGTCCACGTCCTTGTCTACTCCGTTGGTGACTGGTAAGATCACGTCTATTCTCCTTGAGGGTCTCTTGAGGGAATCGGGCAGGCCAGCGAAACCGTGGTGGGGAGCGCTGGCCTGTCGTGTTTGGACATCATCCTTTATTGTACATTATTACAGTTGTATAAAACAACTATTTATCACCTTACAACTCTTGCCGTTGCTTCTGGATGTCGAGGAACCGAGCTGCTTCACGGACGCAGGCCGTGATGTCCTGTCGCAGCTCGTCCCCACTGAACCGGATAATGTGCCAGCCCAGTGCCTCGATCTCTCGTTGTCGTTGGCGATCCCGCGTAAAGGCGTTCCGGTCGCTATGGTAGGTATAGCCGTCCAGTTCGATGCCGACCTGGTACCGCGGGAAGGCAAAGTCGATGCGATAGGCACCATTTTTGATCGGCTGCTGGGACACCAGGGGATAGAGCAGGTGCAGACTCTGACTGCGCCATTCTTCGGCAAACATGGCCTCGAGTGGCGAATCAAAGGTCTCGGGAAAGACATCCCAGCCTAACTCGGCAATGACCTCTTTCAAGGCGGCCACAGGACCCTCCTCGCAGACCTGCGCCTCACAGGCAAAATAGGGAAACCAGAGTTCGTAGAGCGAATCGAAGACCACCTCATCTGGCTCTTCAGTGGCCAGTTCAGGCCGTTCCATCTGCGTCCAAAAATCGCCGCGGGCAAAGCGGACGGCGACACGCTTGCCTAACGCTTTCGCGTACCCGAGTTCGAAGAGCGTTCCATAGCAATCCGGCCGATCAATCCAGGCGAATATCAGGTCTGCCTGCGCGATCGCTTGCAAGCATAACCGCGTCACGCGCTGCCGCGTCGTCGGGCGATCGCCGCCATGGGATGCCCCAGGCATCTCCCCAGGACACACCCCATGGACGTAGGCCAGCGGGCCGCCATGTCCGCCCCACGTATCGCTGAGATCGGTAAAAAATGGCCCGACATAATGGAAGCGATCAAACACCGCGCGTGGAAGCATGGGCCAGGCCGTATGTCTGGTCAGCCACTCCTGCATCCACGGGGCATAGGCCATCCCTTCGAGTCCGGCAACGATGTCGAGGCGCCAGTCATGGACGCCCTTATTCAAGCACGGGCGTATCTTGCCTGCGAGATATATACTGAGGCCAACACTGTCCATAGAACTATCCTGCTGTGCTGTGCTAGACTTACGGGGCATAGTCGGGTAACCTCCTGTTATCCCTATGTGTTCTGGCGAGAGGTGTTGGTTGGCGCCGGCCCTCTCGCCGTCCTCTTCGGTCCACATAACCAAGGATGCCACGCGCGTGTATGTGGCAATGTTGGCAATGTGGCAATCTTCACTAACGACGTAGACTTCAAAAAATCGAGTTGGCAATCTTCACTAACGACGTAGACTTTTTGGTGGCACCCTTGGCACCCTTCATGTCCTTGCTGAAGATTGCCAACATTGCCAACATTGCCAAGTCTGCCAACCTTGCCACCATTGCCAACTACTCATCGTCCTCCTCTTCCATCCCTGGATAGCGGTCCCATGGTTCAAATTGTGGCAACCGCCAATACCAGAGATTTTTCTCTCGATCTTTACTGCTGAGAACGCCGAGTGCCGCTTTGGCGCGATTGAGCGTCCGCTCGGGAATGCCCAGCGCCTCGGCGGCCGCGGTGACCACCGTTGCCGGGTGCGGCCCATCCCGCAAATAGTCCTTGAGCCATTGCATCGCATTCTGACGCTGATGCTGGCGCTTGTTCGGCTGGATGGCCGCCAGGCTATCCGCGTCGAGTTCGCAGACGCCGCACCACCGAAAGACATCATCGAGCAACTGAAACGTTTGGGATTTGCCAAACGGCGCGAGGGAGTTCTTGCTCTGGGCGATGACCCTGATGGTGGGATCATCAGGCGATTCGCCCAGCGCCAGGACCGAGCGGGCCGTGGCCGTGAAGTCGATACTGCCCTGGCCGCGGTACATGGCCTTGCCGCCCCCGCTCTTATTCCAGTGGCGGATGACCACCATGGCGCAGTGCTGGCGTTCGGCCACGAGCCCGAGCTGCCGCATGAGGGGCCGCACTTCATTGGCGCGGTGCATGTCCACCTCGGCGCCGAGGAAGGCGGAGAGCGGGTCCAGGATCACCAGGCGTGCCTTAAAATCCCGGACGGCCTCTTCCAGTAAGGTGAGATTCGCCATGGAGAACGGATGCATCTCCTGCTCATCGGCGGTCCAGCCCAGCACCGCCTTGATATGCTGCAGATCCGCGCCCATCTTGGCGGCCCGGGGCACTAAGGTATCCCCATAGCCGTCCTCCGCCGTGATATAGAGGGTGGTAGCCGGATCACGCAGCCCGCCCATGATCTGCCCATTGGAGGCTGGTAAGCCGGTGCCGAGCGAGAGGGCTGTGGCAATAGCGAGCAGGAGGTAGGTCTTCCCTAAGCCTGGATCGCCCTCAAGAATGGTGAGCTTCCCGGTGGGAATATACGGATGCCAGAGCCAGTCGATGTGCTCGATCGGAATATCCGCAAAGGCCACGACCACCATGTGCGGGGCGGTGAGCACTGGCTTGGCATGGGCCGTGAAGGCAATCAGTTCCTCCTTCGTGTGCCCTGCAGCAAACCAGTCGGTGACATCGCCGCGCTCGGGCAATCCAGGCAGCTCGACACGGTGTAAGCGCTGCACGTACCCTGCCAGGCGCGTGGCAACCAGGTCCGCATGGTGGCGGCCGGCGGCATCGTTATCCGGCAGCAGAATGACGAGCGCATTCTTGAGGGCTACCGAGTAACTATCGTCCCACTTGCCGGCGCCCATGGGATTGGAGGTCGCGACGAAGCCATGCCGCCGCAGCGTCTCGACATCCTTTTCCCCTTCCACAAGATACACGGGCATACTGGCACTAATCGCCTTGAGGACTTCCGGCAAGCGATAGAGGACAGGCGTAATACCCTTCAGATCGTGAATCCACTTTCCAGGATGGACGGGATCGGGCCGGCGTTGAAAAAACCTCTTCTGGGCGCCAGCCGCACGCACGGCCTGAAACAACAGATGGCCACTGGCGTCATGGTAGGTGTAGAGAGCTTGGTACTGGGCCTCTCGCGGTGTCCGGTCGAGGTGGAGGGCATCAAAGAGGACTTTGCGATCACACCCGGCAAAACAATGAAAACAAATCTGGCCGTCCTCTTCCCACAGGTGTAACGACGTATCCGACTCGCCCTGATGCACCGGACACTTGGCCCGCCAGCCCCCTTTATCGGTATGCGCACCCTCACATTGCTGGGCAATTTGGGCGAGGCTTGGCATGAATCATTCCTTCATGGTAAAATACAACTGTTCATAATTTTTGTGGATACAACAGAATCATTATACAACTTTTTTGGTTGCAATAAAAGTGTACGCATGAAGGAGAGCCATGCATGGGCCGCCCACGAACGGACAAGAAATATGAACATCTCACGGTGCGCTTTCCTGAAGGCATGCTGGATATTCTTCGTGCGCATGGGTCCACCTATCACATGAGCCTCAATGCCGAAATTCTCTCGGCTGTCGAGGAACGTGTGGCCGCCATCGAGAAAGCCCAGCGTGCCCGTGACGCCGGCAAAGCACGGCGCACGGTCCTGAGCACCGTCTAGCCTACGGCCTGGTGTCGCCCGCACGGACCCTCCTGCGCAGCGCGCATGCCCGCCGCACGACGACCGGCTAGCGCCCCAGCGGCAACGCCTGCATCAGGGCCAGCACACAGAGTAAGATCACACTCGCCCAGAGCGGCGTGCGCTCGGGATACGCCACACTACCAGCCGCCAGCAGGAGCGCGAGCACGGCTAAAATCGCCTGCACGGTCATCATTGCAGCACCTCCCGTATCCGCTCGATGTCTTCAGGCTTCCACAAGTAGGCCCGCGTCTGCGTCACATGACTCAGCGTCGCCAGCCACACCTCCTGCTCAATCGTGAGCGGGGCGTCCACCTTCAGTTCCGCCCAGATGACCTGGCCTGGGCATCCGTTCCGGGGCAGGCGGGCCAGCGTGAGATCGGGATAGCCTGGCCCGGGGGATTTGCGGCTGTCGTGGGGGTGAAAGACGTGCCACCCGCGTGCCTTCGCCAGCCGGATGACCGCGCCCATCAACTGTTTCTCCGTCACGGCAGGGGCCTCTGGTGGTGTGAGCACCCCGGCCCGCTGGGCGAGCGCATGGCATTGCTCGCAGAGCACCAGGCCGGTACAGCGGCAGCCGCGCATCAGGCTTTCCCCTCCCACACGTCATCGAGATAGGCCAGGTCAGCAGGGCTGGCGTGGCTGGACCCATACGGCCGCCAGGCGCCAACCCAGCGCGACAGCCAGTAGGCGTGCCAGAGGTAGCGCAGATGCCGCATCCCCCAGACGCGGGGCAGGGGGGTCAGCATGGCTCCTCCTCCCGCACGACCGGCGTACACGCCCCCGTGCCGAGCACGGCCTGCTTGTGGATCCGGTACCTGACCAATGCCTGCACGTCCCGCGCCGACAGCACCAGGGGCGTCTCGGGGGCCAGGTGTTCCCGGCGCTCCCGCGTCGCCCCGGCCATGGACGTGTCCCAGCAGTCATGACAGAGATCGGGATGTGTGGTGTGACAGTGATACTGGTGAGGGAGTGGGTCCCCACAAATACTGCATACGCGCATGGTCCACGTTCCTTTCTGCAACCCAGGCGCAACCAGAAAATATGGAATGACAGGAAACCCTATTCTTCCAATGAGTTACGCGACAATATATGCAATCTGCCCGTTTTCAGGCCAGCACGCAGAGCCCGCCGGCACGGGCCTGGGCCGTCCACCGGACGGCCAGGGCGAGTCAGGAGGCTTTGGATCCGGTGTGGGGTGGCGTGGTCTGGGGCGGGCGCAGATCGAGGAGGAGCGCTTCGGGGACGCCGAGGGCCTGGGCCAGGCGCGGGATCATCGGGAGCGGCGGGTGCTGGCGTCCGCATTCCCAATGCGAAATCGCCGCCCGCGTACAGCCGACCCGCACGGCGACCTCCGCTTGCGACCAGCCTAGGCGCTGCCGGATCTCACGTAAGCACAGGTGCATACCTCCTCCTCTCCGCTCACGGGGATGATATGTAGGGTATCGCGTATTGTACACCTTTATCGCCCCTACACAATCCCACCGCGCCCAAAAAATGCCCAGAAAACAGGGCACTGCCCCGCTTTCTAGGCACCATAAGGATACATAACGTATCGAGAGATTTGTGGTAAAGACTCCTTGTGGAATGATTTATCTGTACGGTAGACTCTCCTGTGTGATACGGTGCATATCATGTTGTCGCGAGGAGAGGAGCGGGCACGGTGGCGGGGCGTGGGCGCAAAGAGGGGACACCGGTGGAGTCATGGAGCAAGATTTTTGGGGCGCAGGTGCGCCTCAAGCGGGTGCAGATGGGCTTTCACACGCAGCAGGCGCTGGCGGAGCATCTCGGGTTTGCGACGCACGGCACGATCTCGCAGATTGAGATGGGCAACGTCGTGGCGAATTTCGATGTGGCGTGTCAGCTGGCGTCGTTTCTGGGCATTTCCCTCGATGCCATTGTGGGGACGGGGGCGGCGCCGGCGGGGGCGCGCCAGGAGTGGTATGCGGACATGTTTATGATGCGGCTGCCCGGGAAGGTCCACGAGCTCTGGAGTCGGGAGGCGCAGCAAGAGATCATCACGCGGACGGTCGAAGCGATGGGACGGGCGATGCGGGAGACGATGGGCGGCCCGGACGCGGGGCGGGGGTGAGCCGCCCCGGGGGTGGTTAGCGCAGCAGGGTCCGCAGTCGGACGTGCAGGGGCCGCTGTCGCAGAGCTGTGAGGATCGCGGCCGTTTTCTCCTGCACGGCCGCCTCGTGGAGTTGCCGAGCTCTCCACAACTCAATATTCTGCTCACGCAGCAAGGCGTCGCGCGCCTCACGCTCGGCCGTCCAGCGTTCCGTGTCGCGGAGCATCATGCGCACAAAGGTGGTGGCGAACCAGAGCATCACGCCGCCGAACAGGCCGGCGCTGGCCCGAGGAGACAGCCATGCCGACGTGTGCGGCGTCAGGCCCAGGGCATAGGCTAGCATGCCCAGGACAAAGACCACCAGAAACAGGAGAATGGGAGCAAGGACGAGCAGCATCGGATCTCCTTTCAGGCCAGGTGGACCTCAATCACGACACTCTCAGTGCCACAGGTAAAGACCAGCGTGGCGGGCTGCGCGTCAGCCATGCTGCGCAGGACCTGGCGACTGGCGACGCCCATGGCCGTCCAGAGAAACATCTGCACGTCCTCCTGGCCGCTGGCATAGAGCAGATGCCCATCGACGTACACGGCATAGATCGGTGGGCGGCTGTCACCACTCGCCTGTTTCCCTCGGACCCGCAGGAGGGCCTGCTGGAGCGTCTCACGCCTGGTGTCCGGCAGGGAGCACCAGAGGGCGCACCCCCCACCGATCAGCAGGGCCAGCAGGATGCAGAGAAAGAAGAGCGGTAAGATGATCTCGAGCATGAGGCTCATGTGATTGGTCCCTCCCAGCGCGCCTGCCGCTCCCAGGACCACTCCGCGCGCATCGGCCGCCCTTCGCGCTGCGCTGCCTCGAACTCATCGTGCACCTCACTCCAGCGCCGGGACTTCTCGCGCTTCTCGGCTTCTTCCTGGCAGTACGTGTCGTATTCCGTGGTACAGATGCGCGCAATCCTGAGCAGGGCCTGGCCCGCCTCCATCCACTCCTGATTCACGGGCGCTGCGGCGCGCAGCTTGTCGAGGGCCTCGCCACAGATGCCGGCGATGACGCGGTACAGGTCCATCGCACGGTCGGTGCCATCGAGCAGGCCGAGACGACTGTGGCGGACCTGGGACAGGTTGAGGGCCATCTGTTTGGCCCGCTGCACGAGCATCGAGAGTTCAGACAACGGGTCGTGATGTGGGGTAAGATTGCTGTCAGCCATAGCGGCGTCTCCTCTGCAGACGGTGGTGTGGTGAGGGCCAGGGCGTGTGTGGGACACATGCCCTGGCCCGGCAATGATACTGCGGAGCGAGGCGGGTGTCTAAGGGGACAAAAAGGTTAACGGCCGTTCTCTTTGCCGCGCACCAGGTGCTCGCCAAGCTGCTGCAGGGCGATTTTCGTTTCTTCCGCGATCACCGTCATGTCCACGATGGCGGAGCGAATGTCTTCGATCGCGGCGCCGATGCGTTCATTGACCCGGTCCTGGTGGGTCATCACCGCGCTCAGTCGCCGGAGTAAGCGTTCGACATCGGATGGTTCCATCGGGGCTCCTTCGTGGGGGAGGCGCGCTCCCCGGTGGGTGGTTACTGGTAGCGGGGCTGGTACGTCGTGCCCAGCTTCACGGTGAGCATGGCGGCAATGGCTCTTCCTCGGGCAGATGTGTCCAGGTGCGACGCTCGATGATGTGGTCAATCGTGCTCTTATGCACGCCAAATTGTGCGGCGATTGTTGTGCGACGTTTATCGTATTGGTAGATGCGGCGGATTTCTTGCACTTGATCATCTGTAAGTTTGGCGCTGGCGTGTCGCTCTCCGCGTACCTGATATTCAGGATGTGTCGCTCGAAGTTGCTTGTGTATCTCTGAGCCAAGATAGCCGAGATGTCCTTTGGCTTTGGCATCCTGCACATTGTCATTCGGGGTGCCAGCCCATAGATGGTGAGGATTGACGCAGGTTTTGACATCACAACGATGACAGACATACAGGCCAGGCAACAGTTCACCATAGGTCATGATATAGATAAAACGATGTGCACGAATGCCCTGACGGTGTATATGAAAATTGCCATATCCGGATGAGAGGCTGGCTTGCCAGAGCCAACAACAGGCTGTGCAGGTGGCCCCATGGCCACAACGCGACACCTTGCTCCAGAAGTGCGCGAGCAGTTTCGTGGTATCGGAGAGGTCGAGTTTCCGTCTAGAATAGGTGCCAGCCATGGCCGCGTATCCTTTCATACGGGGTGATGGTCAGCAGGGCGAGGGGATTGCCGTCCTCTCGCCTTGCGTTATTCCCTAATTATACGATGGTTTATAGGTGGCACCAAGCTTGATCGTCAGCCATACAGCCCATACGTGTTTGCAAGGACCAGCCTGGTACGTGGCGGCTTTGCAGTCACACGTCCAAGGGCCTCGTGTCACCAGATGCGCGAGTTCTGTATCACTCTGGCTTGCGACGAGCCATGTCCCGTCCGTCAGGGGCCACACGTCCCTGGCCTGGACGAGCGTGGCGGCCCTGGCGATGCGCGTGGCGGCCTCGGGCAGGGCCGTGACCGCCTGCCCCACCTGCGTGGCCAGCGCCGTCACCAGCGCCCGCTCACGGTCCTCGGCGGCCTGGATGTTCGCCGCTTCGATCGTGGCGTACCAGGACTGGCTGCCGTTTTTCTCTTGCTTTGTGCCGGTCGTGTGTCCAAACTTCATCTGCCTGACTCCTCTAAGGGTCTCGGGTGGGTGTGGCGCTGGCTCTCTTCGCGGGGTCGTCAGCGCCATGCTGTCTACGTCCTACACTCTAAATATACAACCCTCCTTGAACGTTGTCAAATCATTCTTTGACAAATATCAAAGAAAAGTGTAAGATATATTCAAGGAGGTTGAATATGCAGCCTATTGGTGATCGTATACGTATCGAACGAGAACGCTACGGCATGAGCCAGGCCGAGCTTGCCAGGCGGATCGAGATTAGCAAGACGGCGATGAATGATATTGAACGAGGGAGAACCGCGAACCCTGGCGTGCTGCATGTGGTGGCGATTGCAGACACCTTGCATCTGAGTGTCGATACCTTGCTTGGTCGGGAGGTCTCCCATGTATAGCGGTGGAACGATCTATGCCATTGCGGCAGAGGGGACAACGCTCGTCAAGATTGGGTCAACGACCACAGCCGTTGACAAGCGGCTAAAGAGTCTACAAACAGGGCAGCCATTCCCCTTGTCTGTCCTCGCTGCTATCCCTGTCGATGGCGACGTGCTACGCATTGAACGGCAAGTGCATGCCTTTCTGGCCGAGGAACGGCGACGAGGAGAGTGGTTTGACATTGCCCTCGATGGTGAGTCACTTGCTGCCCTGGTCGTGCGTGCTGTGCAATTCGTGCAGCAGCAACTGGAGGAGGAACATCCGCCCCACAATCGACCATGGCCCAAGTGGCTCGGGAACCAACTCCGCAAAGCCCGTATTGATAAATCGCTGAGTCAGCAAGAGTTATCCGCCCGTACTGGCTTAAGCCAGAAGCATCTCAGTGCCCTGGAATGTGATCAGATGATGCCCAAGTGGCCCACGATGGTAAAATTGGCCTTAGAGTTGGATATTGACTTGAACGCCCTGGCCTGGGCATGGTCTCGCTTGCCAGCGGAGGATGCGGCGGTGCCCCATGCCTGACGACTTCACCCCCGATGATGCCCTGGACGCCGTGGCCCACCTGGCCCGTTCCCTTGACCGCGTGGCCACCAGTAGCGCGCGCGCGGCGGGGGCCAGTGAACAGACGCTCGTCGTCGTGACCGACCTGGCCCGGACCCTCCGTCGGACCCTGCCGCTTGCCTGGCTGTGTACAGCCATCGCGCTCTTCACGCTCGCCTTCGTCGCCTGGTCCACGGTGCAGCTCGTGCGCGAAGGCCGCGTGCACCACGAGCGCATGCAGCGGGACCACCAGGTGCAGCAACGCTAGCGCGCGGGCTTGACACGGCGCCCGCCCCGCCGTACGCTGCGGCGCACACGCACACCGCGGAGAGGGGCGCGCGCTCCGGAGCCCAACATTTCTATTTGACCTCCACGCTTTTGTCATTTATCCTCTTGCGCAGCAGTAGTCTAGCGAGTGGTCGCGCCACGCCTGCGACCCCTTGAGAGGCTACTGCTTTTTTTGCCTTAGCCTCTCCTCGGCTAGCCTACCTGCACCTTCCTTTCAAGGGGAATCGTTAGATCCTGCTCGCGCCGCCGGTCTCCACATGCCGGCGGTGTCGGGGGACGCGCGCATGCCGCTCAACGACAACCAGCGCACCTTCATCGCCCGCTACCGCGCCACCACGCCGCGTAACGCCACGCGCGCCTACGAAGCGGTGTACAAAGCCCGCGGCGAGGCGGCCCGCAAGAATGCCTCCGAGTACCTGACAAAACCCGACATCCGTGCCGAGATCGACCGACTGGACGCGGAGGACCTGCGCGACCTCGGGATCACCGCGGCCGCGGTGCTGCGCGAGATCGCCCGCCTGGGCTTCAGCGACGTGCGCCAGCTCTACGACGACACGGGGGCCCTCAAAGCACCACACGCGCTGGACGACGACGTGGCTGCAGCGGTGAGTAGCGTCGAGGTGGTCAGTTACGTCAACGAGGACAGCGGCGAGCCCCTCCTCACCCGCACGCACAAAATCCGCCTCTGGAACAAGGAAGGGAGCCTCACCCTGCTGGCCAAACACTTGAAGCTCATCTCTGACAAGGTGGAACTCGGCGCGGAGACCCTCGCCCAACTCGCCCGGCTGCTGGACCGCCTGCCCGACACCGCCCTGCACGAGCTGGTGACGCCGAACGGAGAGGCCGCACCCTTACCGCACCGGGAGCGCTAACATGGCCACCCTGCCCTTTCCCGTCACCCCCGGCGTGCAGCGCCTCGCCCGCGTCATGCTCGAGCGCCGCCAGGCCGCTGACCGCCTGCGGCAGTTCCAGCCGCTGCCCAAACAACTGCCCTTCATCCGCGCCGTCCTCACCGACGCGGCGCCGTGGGAGCACTGGTACTGCGCGGCGAATCGCGCCGGCAAGAGTGCCGCCGGGGCCTACTGCGGGGCCACGCTGGCGCGCTTCGGGCCGGACGATCCCCGGCCGGCCATCGGTCCGTCCGCCGTGGTCTATGACCGCGCGACGTCCGGGTGGGTGGTGGGCCCCGATTTCCCGACCCTGCGTGACGTGCTCATGCCGACCTATTTTGACAACGGCTATCTCTCGCCCACGCAGGACATCGGCCCGTTCATCCCGGCGAGTGAGATTGCGCATTGGAGCTGGGACAGCCAGGTGCTCAAGCTGAAAAATGGGTCGCTCCTGGGCTTTAAGTCGAACGAACAGGACACCGTGAAATTCGCCGCCGCCGGGAAGGATTGGGTGCACTTCGACGAAGAGCCCAAGCGCACCGGGTATGAGGAAGTGACGCTGCGCGTCGCGGGTGGGCGCCACCTGCGCATCTTCGGCACGGCCACGCTGTTGCCGCCGGAAGGCGTTGTGGGCGGTATTAGCTGGATTTATGACGACATCATCCAGCCGTGGCAAGCGCGCCAGCGGACCGATGTCGCGGTGTACGGCGCGTCCATCTACGATAACCCCTACATCCTGCCCGAAGAGATTGCGCGGCTCGAAGCCCGCTACCCGGTGGGCTCGCTGCAACGGCGCATCCGGCTGGAAGGCGAGTGGCTGCCGGGGATGACGGGCGTGCCGGTGTACGGCTCCTTTGAACGTGAAGTCCATGTGAAACGACAGCCCGCGTTATCCCCGAATCGGCCCTTATTATTCGCCCTGGACTTCAATGTTGATCCGTTTGTGGGCATTGTGGGACAACAGGACCGCACACGTTTCTCCATCGTGCGAGAGTTCGTCTTAGAGCCTGGCTCTATTCCGCAGATGGTAGAGGCTTTCCGCAGTGCCTATCCAAGTCATGCACACGAAATATGGCTCTACGGCGACGCCACAGGTGGCGCGCGGCATGTGCAGGAAGGCAAAAGTGATTGGCGGGTGGTGTTAGAGTACTTCAAAACCTATCCGAGTCCCATTAAGTTGCGTATACCCGACGCCAATCCGCCGGTGCATGCGCGCATTAACGCCGTCAATATGGCGCTGATGGACGAATTTGGGGCGTCGCGGTTGTATATTGACCCTGCCTGTGTCGAACTCATTGCTGATCTTGAACGGGTTATTAGTGATGGCCGTGGTGGCATTCTGAAGAGCTACAGCCAACGCGACCCCTACAGTAAACGTACGCATTTATCGGACGCACTGGGGTACCTCATCGCCCACGCCGCGCCGGTGGGATCGGCCTCGCTTGCCGGCGTCCGGCGGCGCCAACAGATCCCACGTCCCGCATATGGCAATCAGGTTCCAGGGAGGACCTCACAGGCTATCGCGCATCGCAGGTAAGGAGCCATGGTTGCACAGGGCCTGGAATGGGCCGAACCCATTTCTTGCGGTTGCATGAGTGGCAGGAAGCTACGACGTTCCAGAGGGTGTGGTTGCCACCATCGATAATCGGTGTGATGTGGTCAATGCACAGGATGTGGGTGCCGTGATGACACTCTGCACATTCCGGCTTGTAGTACGGACAATAGGCGCAGACCCCATGGGCCATGGTGAGAACAAACACGCGTTGGCGTGCGGTAAAATCCCGCCGAGTAACGCGTTTATGGCGTGCACGACGTTGTTGTTGCGCATTGCGAGCGGCTTCAGGGTGGCGTTTTGCCGAGGCTTTTTTGATGGCTTTCCGCTCGGGGGTTGTATTCAAGACAAGGATGTCATCGCGGTTGGCGTAGTAGTACGTCAGGCCCCGCTGGCGGCGATCCGCCAGGTGGCGTACGTAATTACGGCGATTGGATGCTTTGGTAGCTTCAGGATGAGCGGCACGCCATTGTCTCGCATAGCGGCGGCCGCGCGCACGACGCTTCTCAGGGTCTTTGTACGGCATGAGGACCAACCTCCGGTTGTTGGTTCCGGTTTGGGTGTGTGGCAACGCGCCGGAAACGCGCTTTCGGGGTCGACTCCCTAGCCACACGCCGTGAGTGTAGCACACGGCTGTGTATGTGTAATTATACCAAATTGGCGTAGGTAATGGCACAACTTCCTGATCACGACTCGTGTAAAAAGTGCGGCGATGACCTCTTCGGCTTCGTGCGAGCGATCGGCGTGTGCGGCAGGTGTATGCAAATGCCACCACTGCCCACGTCCGTGCCCAGGCCGACGTATACCCTGTACACCCCCAGGGCCGTGAAGGAGCGCGTGTGGCAGAGACCCTAGCGATGGCGGCCATGGGCGATCCAGGCCTCGACGTCGCGCCTGCGATGCCGATGCTGGAGGAGGACCTCCCCCTGGAGGAGGAGCCGCTCCTCACGGATGCCCAGGTGCTGCGGGCGGTCAGGGCCTACAAGGACGAAGCAAGGCAGGCCAGAGAGACCCGTATCAGAAGAAACGAACAAAATTGGTTGGCGTACTACGGCGAGAGTGACTACTCCAGTAAACTCCCCGGCCAATCCCGCCAGGTCGTGCCCAAAGTCTCCGAAGCCGTCGAATCGTTAGCGGCGTTTGTGAAGCGTTCGTTGACCGAATTTGGCTCGTGGTTCTCGGTGAAAGTCCCGACCGCCTCCCCCATCCCCGAGACGGTCGTGCAAAAGGCGATTCAGGTGGTCCTGGACCAGCAGCAGCAACTCGATGAAGCCCGCCTGAATTTCCCCACGCTCATGTCCGATGCCATGAAGGTGGGCAGCCTCGGCTCGCTGATGATCTTCAAGGTGAGTCACTACCCGTACCTGAAGCGGCGCTTTGTGGCCGAGCGCGGGATGCCGCTCCCGCCGGTCCCTGGCCTGCCACCCGTCCCCCCGCCTCCCGAGCAGCTCGTGCCCATCGAGCAGCCCATGTCCGCCGTGGTGATCGACCTCATCCCGCCGGAAGACTACTACCCCGACCCCTCTGGCCGAGGCCTGTACGTCATTCACACGGTCGAGCGCGACCTGGAGGAAGTGCAGACGATGGCCGACCAGGGCGCCTATGATCCGGAGGTCGTCGCCCAGATCGCCAGCGATTTCCAGGAGCAGGAGTTCCAGAGCTTTCGCGCCTGGTCGCGCAACCAGGACCAGAGCAGTCCGCCCGCCTTCCGTAAGAAGGTGGTGCTTGATGAGTGCTGGGCGACGTTTCTGGACGACACCGGCCGGGCCGTGCTGCGCAACGCCGTAGCGACCATTGCCAATGATCACTACGTCATCCGCAAGCCCGTCCCCAATCCGTACTGGCACCAGCAATCGCCCTTCGTCGCCGCGCCGCTCATTCGCATTCCCTTCAGCGAGTGGCACAAGGCCGTACAGGACAATGCCGTGGCGCTCAACAACGCGCAGAACGAACTCCTGAACCTGATTATCGACGGCGGCTACGAGGCGGTCTGGGGCGTGCGGCAGCTCCATCTCGACTGGCTGGAGGACCCGACCCAGGTGCAGGACGGCATCGCCCCTGGGGATACGCTCCTCTTGCGCCAGGAGGTGCCGGCGAACGCCAAAGTGCTGGAGCGCGTCACCACCGGCGGCGTGCCGCAGGATGCGCTGGCGGTGTACAACATCCTCGACCGCGAGTATAACGCGGCCGCCATGGTCAATGATGTGAAGATGGGCATGCTCCCCGAGAAGGCCGTGAAAGCCACCGAGATCGTCGCCTCTGAGCAGCACCAGGCCAGCACGTTCGATGGCATCGTGAAGGACATCGAGGACACCCTCATCGAGCCGCTGCTGTGGAAAATCTGGCTGACCGTGCTGCAATTCCTCGATGATTTCAGCGCCAGCGAGGTGATTGCGGCGATTGGCGAGCGCTGGGCCTACGTCCTCTCGTCCATGTCGCCGGCGCAGCGCTACGCGACGTTCGCGGGGGTGTGTCAGTTCCAGGCCAGCGGCTTGAGCGCGACGCTCGCCCGGGGCAAGGACCTGCAAAAACTGCTGGCGTTCGTCGATGTGGGCATGCGCTCGCCGTTTTTGGCGCAGACGTTCCTCGAGAACTACAGCGCCAAGAAGTATCTCGATCGCATCCTCCAGACGATGAACCTGGACCCGGAGAGCTTAGAGCTGTCGCCCGAGGAAAAGGTGAAGCAGATGTCCCAGATGGCGCAGCAGCAGGCCATGGGCCAGCAGGCGCAACCAGGGGGTGGTCCGGAGCAACCCGGCGAGGGCATCCCTGGCGTCGGCCCCGGCACGCCCCAGGGGGGCAGGAGCATCCAGGGCAGCCCCATGCCCCCCGAGGGACGCGGGGCGCCAGGCCAGGGGCCAGGGCCCGCCGGACCGCCAGGGGGCCAGCCGAGTGTGCCGATGCAACCGCAGCCGGCGGCGCCACAGCAACCACCAGTTTTTCGAGGCTAGGAGGCCGTATGGCAGAGAAGCCAGCCGTGGTCATGATCGTCAGCGGCAGGGGAGGTGTCCCCACGATCCCTGAGCCGATGCAGGGAAAGCCCGGGCTCCACGATTGCGCAGGAGAGTGCACGGGGGCCATGTATGGCTACCTGGGCACGACGATGACGCCTTCGGCCATCCGCGAGGGCCATAACCCTGGCAAGTCGAAGAGCCAGAAGAAGCTCGATGCGGCGATGTCGGAGGTGATGCACAACACGCCGTCCACTGTGATGCGGGCGGACGTGTCCCCTGAGCGCAAGCAGAAGATGAAGGTCGCGATTGCCTATAGTAAGGCACGGCAGGCAGGCGCGAGGCTTCCACGTAAAGGCAAGTAAATGCGCGAGCTAGAAGAACGCTTTCAGGCCTGGTGCCAATGGCAAATTGGCAACTGTATGCGCGGGGAGCAGATTGTGGACAGCGCCAAGAAATACGAGTTTCTCGTGAAGTCCATTCACGGCAACCTCGAACTCATCGGGATGCTCATTGCCGAGGTGCAGAAGCTGAACCGACGCTCTACCGAGGGCTTCGAGCGTATTGACCTGCCTGGAGGGCGGTCCATCCGGGGGGAGGTGCGCCGTGACGGATGAGTCCCGCCGGCTGGCGCCGCCGGTGCCGTGGGAGGGGGAAGGGACCGTGCTGCGGCTCCGCGACCTGGCGTGTGCGACCTGGCCGGCCGGGACGCGCTATGAAGTCCTGAGCTCGATCCCTGGGGACTTTGGGCGGGAGCGGGTCGTGGCCTGGGTGGAGACGGCGCGGGCGGAGACGCCCCTCCAGCCGTATGTGCCAGGGCAGTTCCAGGTCGATGTGCCGCGCGCGTGTGTCGTGCGATGCCGGGAACTGGTGCCTGGGGAGGGGGCGCGCGGTGGGTGAACTCGTCGTGCTGGCGGCGGTGGTCCTGGTGGGCACGGTGCTGTGCTGGGTCTGGTGGAGTTAGCGTATGGCTGAGGACGTGTCGGTCGCCAAGGTGCTGGACGGGGCCCAGGGCTGCACGGTGGTGCTGGTGCTGGGGTGGGACGCCCAGGGCGGCCTGTACGCCGCGACCTCGACCGCAGACAGTGGCGTCGTATGGGACCTGATCCACACGTTTACGACGTACATCGAGAGTGGACGGTATGGCTGACGCGCTGCCCCCCATCCCGGTGCATCGCCTGGAGCCGTACGTGTCGGCCCGCATCCAGGGGATTCTCGACCGCTTGATCCCGCGCTACTGGGCGCACGAGGTGACGACGCAGGAACTCTACGGCGCCATTGGGGCGATTGCCGAATTGCACGCCTTGCTGGCCGATGTGCAGCGCCAGCAGCGCCAGAGCGAGCAGGGACCGCGCGATAGTCACGGGATTACGTACGAAAGGAGGTAGCTGTGGCTGAGTACCAACCGCCACCGGAGGTGGACGCCCCGGCAGAGATCGACTTTCAGGAGGAGGTCACGCCTCCCGCAGCCCCCGTGCGTCCACGGCGCGGCTCCCGGGAGTATCCCACGCCCCCGCCTCCCCCCCGGGAGCGTATCAGTGTGGGCGAGCGGGAATACGAGGTCGACCCCGGCGTGGCGGCCTACGTCAAGCAGATGGAGCAGGCCTACGGGCGCTTAGAGCAGATCGAGCGGCATGCGCAGGACCAGGCGGCCTGGCGCGAGGGCGTGCAGCGGGCCGTGGTGGGCGAGCAGCCCGCGCCGCAGGATGAACTCGAGACGCTGTGGTTCTCGAATCCCAAAGAAGCCGCGCGGCGCCTCACCGAGCAGGTCACGAGCCAGGTGGAGTCCCGCTATCAGGCGCGGGAGTCGATGCAGGCCTTCTGGGGCACGTTCGAGGGCGAGTATCCCGAACTGGTCCCGCAACGCAAGCTCGTGCAGTACCTGCTGGCGACCGAGCCGGGCTTAGGGACGCTCCCGAACTCGCCGGACGGCCGCGCGCAGCTCGCCAAAGCGGCGCGGGAGTGGAGCCTCAGCGCCATGCAGGGGGCGAGGCAGAGCGGCACGGTCCCCGCCCGCCAGTCGGTGCCGCCGGTGGAGACGGGGACGCGGCGCCGCAGTGCGCCAGCGCCCCGGCAGGAGCCGGCGCAGCCGCAGTCGATGACGGAGTTTCGGCGGCAGCGCCGGGACCAGCGCCGCCAGCATCAGCTCCGCCTGGTGCAGGGCGGGAATTAGCGTCACGTATGTGACTAGAAAGGTGAGGGCTACATGGCCGAAAACACGTGGACCGGTTCGGTCGTTGATGGGGTATTAAAAAATCACTTCATCTCGCAACAGATCATGTACGCCTCGGTGGCCGAGTCGAAGTTTGACATGTTCGCCACGGAAGTGGACGATTACGGCCTGCACGATGGCGAGAGCGCCACGCTGACGCGCATCTCCAACATTACGGAGCCGCTCGACGGCACGCTCATTGAGACGCAGCGTATTCCGGAAGACGATTTTCGCATTGGCGCCGTGCAGGTGCCGGTGCGCGAAATGGGCCGCGCCATTCCGTATACGGAGTTGCTGCGCGACTTCGCCCACTTCAACCTGGACAACGCCATCCAGCGCAAGTTGCGCCAGCAGATGACGCTCATTCTCGACACGATGTACGCGAAGGCCTGCAAGGCGAGCTTACTGCGCTATGCCCCCACCGGCACGACCGCCACGCCCACGTCCTCCTTCACGACCACGGGGACGTTTGGCGCCGTGGCCTCGCGCTCGCTGATGGTGTACGACCTGGAGGAGCTGGCGACGATCCTCTACGACACGTACCAGGCGGAGCCGTATGAGGGGGATGACTATATCGGTATATTCAGATTTAGAAGTCTTATGACTGTGAGGCGTGATCCTGCCTGGCAAATTTGGCATCAATATACTGATCCGCAAGCCAAGTATAACGGCGAGACGGGACGCATCGAGAGCATCCGCTTGATCGAGACGAACCACGCGCAAGCCCTGGCCTACGTGGGCACGGGCAACGTGCTCGGGGAAGGCGTGGTGTTTGGCGCGGACGCGTACTGCATGGCTGAGAGCGTGACGCCAGAACTGCGGGCAGGGATCCCACAGGACTATGGCAGGTCAAGAGGAATTGCGTGGTACGGTCAGGTGGGCGCTAAGCTTGTGTGGAGCGCAGACAGCAGCAATCCCGGAGAAAGTAACCTGGTGTACATCGGTTCTCAATGAACTAGTACACTATTAATAATAAGCATACAGGCAGATTTATTTGTCAAATTGGTATGTATTCATGGTGTGTAGACTCCTGTGCATGGTATAATTTTATCATGAAAGGAGGGCCATATGCCCCATGATACAACATGTCCGATTTGTGGTACAGCCATGCGTGTTCCTGATCGTACTACACGTGATCAGGCGCATTATTGTTCACGGGCGTGTGCCAATAAGGCACGGCGCAAACATATCCCGCTCGAAGGGACGTGTAAAGTGTGTGGCGCTGTCTTTGTCTACGTGGAAAATCCTGCATTGCCCGGTCGCGGCCAGTATTGTAGTCGTGCCTGTGCCAATGAGGGCCAACGGGTGCATCGTACTGCATTGTGTGTGCACTGTGGCACCACGTTTCCCCTGTTGTACAAAACGCCGCCAAAGCCCGGCAGTGGGCAATATTGTTCGATGACCTGTGCGAGGGCTGCACGGACGGAGAAAGTACGGGTGGATCGTATCTGCCTCGTCTGTGAGCAACCATTCTGGGTCTACGAAAGTCAGTTGCGCCGGGAAGGGCCTGGGCAAAAAGGTGTCTTTTGCTCGCGCGCATGTGCGGTAAAAGGCCGCCAGAAGAACACCTATAACAATACCACGCGCCGGCGGACGGCGACGTATCAGTATCATCGCCGTGGGTATGTTATGGCCTATGCCCCAGATCATCCAAGTGTGCAGGAACGGATCAAGCGTGGTAGTCGGCATTACTATGTGATGGAGCACCGGCTTGTAATGGAACAGGCCCTCGGACGATATTTGCATCCCTGGGAGAATGTGCATCACAAGAATGGCGTGCGCCATGATAATCGTCTGGAGAATCTCGAAGTGTGGGTGAAAGCGCAACCTGCAGGGCAGACGAATGAGTATCTCGATTATGTGCTCATCCTCTTGCGGCAATTGCGAGAGGCAGGGATACGCCCGGAGGGATGGCCAGGCACGCAAGCTCCAGGGCCGTTTGTTGTCGCCATACCCGCACCTGTCCATCCTGAGCAACTCGGCTTTCTGCTGCCCCAACCGGAGGGCACGCACTAGGAGTATGCCTATGGGCTATGCCACTGGAACGTTTACGCAACCCGTGATTGCCGCTGCGGACCTCAGCGCTACGGGTGACAAGGCCACCTGGACCCCTACTGGTCTGCCGGCCACGCTGCGCCGCCTGGCGGTCATCGTCACGACTGCAGTGACCACGCCGGCGGCCGTCGTCTCGCTCGATCTGCGCCCCACCGCTGGCAGTAACACCGGGCGCGTCACGGGCGGCGTCGGGACCCTTACCGTGCCAGCGAGCAGCCCGCTCGGGCGCGTCGTCTACAAAGCCCTGAACAGTACGCTCCTCCCTGGCCAGGAGGTCGTCGTCAACGTCACGGTTGCCGCTGGCGCGGGCGTGGTCGATGTGCGTCTGGACCTGGTGCCGGTCTCCGACACGCCCCTCAACAACCCGCGCATGGTCGCCAGCGCGTAGAAAGGACGGATGCCTTGAGCTATTCGCACACCATGCACGACACGCTCATTGCCTCGGCGGTGGCCTTGACGCCGACGGGTGCCAAGGGCACCTGGCCGGTCACCGGGCTCGCCAAAACCATTCGGCGGCTCTCGGCCGTGGTCACCACCGCGACGACGGCCGCCGACCCGTGTATCCTGTCGTTCGATCTCCGCGTCACGGCCGGGAGTGATACCGGCCGCGTCACGGCGGGCGTCGGCACGCTCACGCTTCCCGGCGGCACGGTGGCCGGGACCGTCGTGTATAAAAACGTCAATGTGACCGTGCGTCCAGGCCAGGAAGTGGTGCTGACGGCGACGGATGCCACAGCGGCAGGCGTCGCCACGGTGGGGATGACCGTCGAGGAAGCCTGGGAAACACCCGCGAATGTGGCGGCGATGGTCGCCAGCGCCTAGGAGGTTGTATGGCCGAGGAAGCCCCTGCCGCCCTCGCCCCCGAGGAAGAGGCGGCTGCGATGCTGTACAGTGTGTACCGCCTTCAGGTGGGCGGGGTGAACGAAGCCGGGCTTGGCATGCCAGCCTGGGCGGACCTCTCTATCCCCTTGCACAACGCCTGGATGGCTGTGGCGGAGGCGGCCAGTGGTGGTGCGCCCCCTGTGCAAGCGCCAGCCCCATCCGCCGGGCTGTGGACGCAGGAGGACCTGGAGCAATTGACCGTCAGCGACTTGCGCGAACTGGCCACGACGGGGGGCGTCAGCGTGGCGTCGAGTGCGACCAAGCAGCAGCTCATTGATGCGCTCCTGGCCAGCCAGGCGGCCTCACCGTGAGCGCGCCGGCGTTCTCTCTGCGGGTCCACGTCTACGAAGACAACCGCCAGGACGGGACGCGCACGCTGGTGGCCTATACGCCGTTCCTGCGCCTCGGGGCCCCGTCAGGCAGTGGGCATGCCGGGGAGGTGTGTTACCTCCAGCACGGCTATGTCTATGGCGAAGGGGGTGATCCCTACGACGTGGAGGACCTGCCGGACTGGTTCGGGGCGGCCCTGGCCGCGCTGACGCCGCAGGCGCGGGTGGATGTGGGGTTTACCGCAGATCGGGTGCAGTGGTACACCGGTGGGGACGGTCCAAACGACGTGTGGCCGTCGTCAGGGGAGGCGGCAGCGCCGGTGCCCGTGCTGCCGTCGTCACCGACGTTCCCGCCGGGCTTCAAGCCTGACCAGTGGGTGCTGGGATTTCTCTGTTCGCGCCAGCACGACTACGCGGACACGGGGCGGAGCCGCTACAACAAACAGATGAAGTGTGTGGACTGTGAGGCGCTGCGGAAGCACGTCAAGCCGAAACAGGCCAAGGCTCCAGAGGCCAAACACCTCATGGCGACGACGTAACGGGGCGTCAGTTGTCAGGGACATGTCGCCAGGTCTTGCGGTGGATGATGGAGGAAATGGCGCTATGCGATACGCCGAACATGTCGCCAATGGCTTGTTGACTCAAGGTCCCATTGCGCTGTAGATGACGGATTTCCCTGACCTGCTCCGCAGTCAGTTTGGCGAATGTGGTCTTTTCTCCGCGAGGGACTCTTTCAGGATGAAGGCGAGCGCCACTCTTTGCACCACGGGGGATACGTTCTGGGCGCGTATGCACCCAATGACGGCCTTTGCGCACCATGTCTTGCATATTGTCGGTGCGTGTGCCAAGGAACAGGTGGACAGGGCGGACACACGCTGGTGTATCGCAGCGGTGGAGCACCCACAATCCATCAGGAATAGGGCCAAAGGTCAGTTCATAGGCGAGGCGATGGACCAGGATGGCTTTCGAGTCAACAGTTATGGTGCCATAGCCAGCCGTACTGTGCGAGCCCATCCACAGCCAGCAGGTGTCTGTAATCTTGACCCGCGCCCACAAGCGTTCGACAAGGCTCATATGTTTGAGCCTGGCAAAGTGGGAAAGTTTCCACGCCCGACCCGGCGCGCATACCTCTTGGCAACCGCAGGAACACCATCTATCTTTGTTCTCAGCCATGACATCTGCACCTCGTATGCAGCATGGAGTGGTCAGAGCCCTGGTGGTGTATCAGCACTGCCAGGGCTCGTTTGTGTAGATGGATAAATTGTACCATTGATGCGCTCTAGAGTACAGGAGTAGCTGTGTCGATTGCGAACATGCCCGCAAACGCAAGAAGTCAGGTGCTCCACGACGTGCTGCAGCAGCGACTCCAGGTGCTGCAGACTGAGCAGCAAGCCGACCTCACGCGCGCGCAGACCTTAGAGGCACAGCGCCAGCAGCTTGTGGAGGCGTGCCTGCGTCGGGCTGGGGCCATCGCCGAGCTTGAGGCCCTGTGTCAGCCGATTGTCGCGACAAAAGTGGAGGAGGACGGCCGTGGCTGACACCATAGGCGTTGCCACCGACACCATCATCGCCCGCAGTCCCATCGTCACGCCTGGCCCTGTCAGTTGCGAACTCTGGCGCACCCTCATGTACCGCATGGGGGAAAACCCGGATACGTCGCAGTGGGGTCCCGCGGCCCTGCACTACCTGAACCGGGCCTATTGGTCGTTCTGTCGCGGCGGTGGGGAGTTTGAGGAAGGCGCGCACGAGGACTGGCCCTGGCTGCGCAAAGTCCCCCCCGGCGTGATCATCCTCGAACCGGAGCGCTCGACGCTGGCGGATGGCTCGACGGCGGGCGTGGTGCGGGGCTCGCAGACCGTTGGCCTGAGTGTGCCGCCGGACGTCTCGTGTCTCGGCTGGCAATTCCGCGTCGTCGATCACCAGGGCTCAGACATCTTCCGCGTCATCAACCATGCGCCGGGCCATGCGACGCTCATCCTCGATGCGCCGTATACGGGCCACACCACCACGACCGCCCGCTACTGGCTCCGGCAGTTCGACTATCCCCTGGCGGCTGATGTGCTCCACCTCATCGAACCCCTGCACACGGATCGCCTGGCCGACGATGCCGAGGTCCCGTACACGATCCGCCTCACCAGTGACGTCGGCCTCAGCGAGCAGTGGCCCAAGGATGACTGGTCGAGCGGCGTGCCGACGCAGTGTGCGCTCATTGGCGTGCAACTCTGCCCGGATGTGCTCGCGACCCCCCTGGCTCCTGCGGGGGTCGGCACCCAGCTCCTGCGGTTCAACCGCTGTCCCAACGTCACCACCGGCCCGCTCCGCGTGGAGTATCCCTACACGTTCCTCCCCCCGCCGCTGACGCAGATGACCGGCGTGTGTGACGAGGTGCCGGTGCTGCCGCCCCCGCTGCGCTGGTCGCTGGTGGACCTGGCGCTGTACTTCGCCATGCTGGACCGCAACGACACGCGGGCCGATGGGTATGTCATCTTAGGGAAGGGCGGGATTCGGACCGCGCAACGGCAGCAGCGGCATCAGATGGCGGTAACGGGCCAAGGGGTCGGCCGGTTGCGGCTGCGTCGTGGGGCCTGGGGACACCGCCGACCGCTTGTCATGGCGCCAGCACCGGCGGGAGCGGGTCCTGCGGGACCCCCAGGCCCGCAGGGCCTGCCAGGGCAGACCGGACCGCCAGGGCAGACCGGACAGGCGGAGC